CTGCCACATAACTAAACTTGTTTTTTCTACAGAGCCTAACTGACTGTAGTTCTTTCTCATTACAGAGTTGATTTCTTCTGCTGATAAAGTTCTTTTCCAAATACCCATATTTGCAAGATAGCCTTTAAAATCATAACTTGTACTATCTGCTGGAATCCCTATTCTTGCAACACCAGAATTACTTGCATCTACTAATGTTGCATCATTTTCAAATGACCTACCCGCATCAATTCCATTTACATAATGAGTAGCTTTCATTGTTGATGGATTCCAAACAACTGCATAATGATACCAAGTATTATAACTTAAAGCATCAGAGGTATAGCTATAGTAATTGTTACCCGCACTATCTCTTATATAAAAAACTGGTTTTTCTGAACTATGCCAAGTTATGCTATATCCTATATCAGAATGCCTTTTACTAAAAATAAGCTCATTTGCACCTGTATCTTGTACGTTAAGCCAACAAGCAAATGTAAGACTTTCTCCTTGAGCAATATCTAAATCACTATTATCTGCTATTTCTATGTATTGGTTAGAACCAGAAAAATAAGTTGAGCCATCACAAGGAAACTTGAGGGTGTCAGACTTACTTTTCTTGAAGTCTAAATAGAGCTTTAAATTGCTCTTAACATAGGTTAAAAGGGATGCTCCCCCTTTAGCTAGACTTGCTCCTAATCCAAGCATTAATCTAACCTAAATAACAGATACAAAGACCGCCAGCTAAAGTAACTGCACTCCAATTACCAAATATTGTTACCCCCTGCGGTATTGTATCAGAACTAGTTAAGGAATTACCATGTGTAGAAGTACCTGTACCAGCTTTAGCTGGATCTGATTGAGTTAATGTAGTAAATGTACAATCTTCAAACATTGTTATTGCTACAACTTTCATTGTTCCAATATTTGTAACTGATTCTCCAGACGCTAATACAGCAGAACCTACTTGTCCCAATCCTATGTTACTTGCTTCTTTAACTGAGTATTTATTTATTGCCATCTTGTTTCTCCTTGCTTATGCCTTACCGAGCGTGACTGTCTCATGGGCATATTGGTTAATAATCGTGTCCTTGAATAAAGTAGGCAGTGCCATCTTTATCTTTATTTGCATGCTGTTTACCTCTAGAAATTTCCTCTTTGAATAAATTTCTAAAGTAAATTGCATTGTTAATTGTTTGAGGGTTCTTCTCATAACCCCTAGCAATAGCTACATAAGCCAATGCTTCATGAAATTCTTCTGGAATACTAGGAGATTCTAACATTCCAATTCCTGGATCGCCTGTGTCTGCACTAATAAATGATTCGTCTTTATTTATTGAATGAATTAATAACGTATGAACTGCATCTGTTGATAAATATTTTAATTCACTATCGGTTTCGGAATCTTTAGCAATTCCTAATTTTCCATTTTCTAACCACCATACATGTTTTTGTGCTTCTGTTTTAACTGACATCTGTTTTCTCTGGTCTACCTATTAATCTGTTTATTTGATAATCATCACAGTCTACTCTCGTTACTTCAAGAACTGTACTTGCTAAATCATAATATCTTTTTTCTGCAACAGTTGATATAGTTGAAGTACCTGACATAATTCGAGTTTGTTTACAAAAATCTATTAAAGCTCTATTTAGATAGATTCTTATTTCTGCTTCCCCCATTCTAGGGTGATGTTCTTGAACAAGTTCTATTAATTGTTGTTGTGTCATTATTGTGGTTGTACTCCCCTGAGTATTTGAGCTTTTTCATTGTACATTAGAGTTAGTTTGTCGTATTGAGCTATAAACCAATTATACTTAGTAGTCGCTTTTTGCAAAGCACTTGCAAATACTGCGTTTTTTGTTGCTAATTCTTCCTGATGAGCTTGTAAATATGTTGCAATTTTTTGTAATTGAGCTGATGCTAATTCAACATCTTCCTCATCTTCAATTAAATGAGCAACAGTAGCAAACCACTGATCATATTCTTTTGCATTTGTAGCTACATCAATTGTGTTTGCACTGTCTAAATTATCTAAAGTTGTTAAATCAGTAGCCGTGCCACCAACTGCAGGTACTGTTATTCCAGAGGGTAATTGAGCAAACTCTTCATACATAGACCTAACTAGATATTTTCTAGCAGCACCTGCAACCATAAAATCCTCAGCTTGAATAGGAAGGTCAGTTGCTGATTTCATATTGTGTTTTACAATTGGATACGTTAATCCAATTATTTCACCTTGCTCATATCCATTTATAAGTGGTCTTATATGAATATTGCCACTTTTTATGAAGTAAACTGGGCTTCTTTTTGTTGCAAAATATATTGAATTAGAATCATTAGACCTTTGTGCTAATCCACTAGGAAGAAGTTTAGCACTATAGCCATCTCTATTAACTTCTAATAATTTAAATTTTCTAGTATTAAATGTTTTTTCTGATACAATCATTATACTTCTAGCACCAGGAAGTACATCTGCAGTTGTATTATTCACTCCTCTTTCTACTTCAATAGTACCTGTTCCTATAGAAAGAACTTTCATTCTTTCTGGATACACAGTCGAACCAGCTTTACTAGCAATAATATTTCCCACTTTTAAATTACTTGAACTGCCAGATGTTGGAATAGTAGTTAGTGTAGCGGCATAATTAGTGCTTCCTGATACATCCTTACCAGAATCAATAAAATGTTCAGCTTCTGTTAGTCTATGAGTAGATGATGCTGACACAAGCATTTCAGGATTCATAATATCAATAGCGTTCATAGCTTCTTCACTAAGCCACTCAGTAAAAGCGTCTTGATCTATTGCATTTGTAGTTATTGCATCTCCTACTAACGATATTATTCTTGTTGCAAATGTTTGAGTCATATTTAATTAAAGCTTAGGGACCAGTAAATACGCCTTGGTTTCACGAACCTTAACTTCTTCTCCAGCCCCATTTTTTTATAAAATCTTAATATTTCTTTTTAGGCTTAGGTCTACGAGTATTTGGCTTTACTTTGCTTTTATACGGTTTACCTACCTTGTTTGATGTTTTTTTACTTATTGCCATAATTCTTTTATGCAAGGGGAGCCGAAACTCCCCCTGCATTTTTTTTAGTTATCCTATTAAGACCACTTCATAACAGCGTGTGTTTCAGGAAGTGATATCTCTAGACCTGCTTCGGTCAAGACCATATCTCTACGTCCGTCTTCATCATTGCCTTGTATGTTAGTCATAATCTGAGTGTCACGATTACTACCATTACCTACTAATGGACGATATGCAACATTGCCAGTATCAACTGCAATTGCAATATTTTCGTATAATCCTCTTAGAAGAGGGTCAGCAACAAAATGTAGATTACCAAAGATGGTATTTACTTTTGTTACAGCATGTCCAAATGCACCCTGTACATTTTGAATATCTATTTTGTACGAAGATGCACCAATAGTGTTATGTAGGAAATTGTTATCACCTAACTTATTTAACCATCCAATTACTTTTCTTGAAGCAAGAACTAACTTGTCCCCACTGTTTCCAGATTCAGGAGCAAAGTATGATTCCATTGCATCTAAGAAAGAATCGTATGTACTTGAAGAATATGTAAAAGCAAAATTGCTTCCATACTGCTCAGTATAAGGAAGGATTCCCCAAGTTTTACGAACTGGACCAGAACCAGCTTCATCAGCACTACCGACACCAAAAAGCATAGCATGCTCAATGTCCATTTTGTGCTCCATAAGCTTATCTCTCCAGATGCGTTTAAACTCATCAGCTTCACCTCTGTATTTGGTAGCCATTGCTGTACCAGAAAAGAGTTTCATGCCAGTCTTAAAGATCTGACAATATCCTTCTCTATCATACAATGCATCTTCCCATCCGTCTGGTGCTTTACCACCTTCAGGGTGAGCTGATCCAATTACTTGCCCCAGTGCACCATCTGCAAAAGCAATTGTTCCAGAAGTTGTATGGTCAGTTGCATTTATAGGTTTTCCTAAAATACTTATTACTGAACCATCAATTTGAGTATAACCATCTGTAGAACCACTTGCAGCTGTATTTCCGTCATTATTTGTAATCCTGATACCAATTGGTCCACTAACTCCAGCACCACTGCCAGAACCATCTGCGTCCCAAGTACCTTGTACCATAATTACTTGCCCAACTGAATCGCCTTCTTCTAAGATAAACCCACAAGGTTGACCAACAGTTGTTGCTCTACCATATTCATCATACATAGCCATAATTTTTAAATTAGTAACCGAAGCAACACCATTTGATGATGGAGCATATGCACTAACTGCAGATTCTAATTTAAAATTACGCCTTTGCCATTGATGTCTTTGTTCCAAAAACTTAAAGACTGGGTCATCGGTTGGTTTACGAGATACCTTAGAAAGGTATGTGAAAAATGGAGATTGAACAGGATTAAGTTCTGCAACTTTTTCCCCAAAGTTAAAAATTCTTCTATTATCATTAATAGAGACACCTTGAGGGGCTGATCCTGTACCTCCAGAGTACTTACTTGAAATAGCCATTATCTATTTTCCCTTTTCATTATTATTGTTTACGTAAAGGGGTTTGACTTATTAAAAGATGTTATCATATCATTCATAACTCGTTCCTCAACAGGACGATTACTTGTGTTATCTGAACCAGTAGCTGTTGCTACAGCACCAGGTTGAGACAAACGTTGTCGTTCACTTATCATTTGCTGAACCTTGTTTTGTACTGTAGGGTCAACATATTGTTCTTGAGGATTTTGAGGAGCAACAGGTTGATTAGGTGTTATACCACGAATTTGTCCATGAAGTTGAATTAAGTTATCCATTGTAAAACTTTCATCTTGACTAGCCCAATTGATAAAATCATCGGCTTGTTCTTGAGAATATCCACGTTGATTAATTAATTCATTAGTTAATTGACTAACTTGTTGGTTCCTAATTTGTTGTTGCTGTCCCTGAGTTATAGTATTACGAAGTGCTTCATTTTCTTTTTGAGTATATTCAACCATATCGTCTCTATACTGCTCTACTGCAATGCGATATTTATATGAATCACTTTCACTGTCTTGATATGCATCTATATCGTCATACCCACTTGGTCGAACTGGCTTTACAGGTTTTTCTACTGGTGTCTCTTGATTCTCAGTCTCTTGCTGATTACCAATTGGCTCACCTCGCAATGATTTGTCTACTACATTAAGAACTTCAGGGTTACCCTTGATGTATTTAGCAATAGGAAGAACATCTCGCATCTCTTGAGAGACTGCTTTGAGTTCATCTACATTGTTAACTCCTAATGTTTTAAACGCCTCATCCCGTTCATAAGCACGCTTGTCCGCTTCTGACTGCCAATATTTATAGCTGTCAGATTCAGGATTTATTTGTTCTCCAGGAACTATTTGTTCTTGCTGAGGTTCAACACTCTGTTGAGCATCTCCTACTTGTGGTTCTTCAAAAGCATTGCTTTCTTGACCAAAGATCTCATCAAAAACAGATCCTTCGCTGCTAGACTCAGATGTCTCAGCTACCTGAGGTTCACCTTCTAGTACGTTTTCTTCTGTCATTGTATTATCCTAATTATAGTTGACTAATTAAATCGCCAACTGGTTGTTGTTCTGGACCACCCTGGTCCATTTCTTCCTTAACTTTTTTGTCCATTTCCTTTAACCTATCTCCTAATCGTTGCTCATATAGTTCACCTGCTTTTTCAGATCTATTTTGGACATTTTTAAGTTGAGTTTTAAATTTTTCTATCTCTACACGTTTTCTTGCATGTTGTGCTTCACGGTCTGCAGTCTGTAAGTCTCCTTTTAATTTCTTTACTTCTTCCTGTAAACCCTGTACTTGTTGTTGCATTTGTTGCATTTGACCGTGTCTAGTTAATACGCCTTCTACATCTACAACTTCTGTCTTTTTAAGTAATTCTATCTGGTCAATTAACCCAGCTTTGTAGAGTTCCATGTAATAATCAAATTGTGCAAAACGATTACTTGGAAGTGTAGAACCTGCAACAACTTTTATATCATACGTACCTACTGTGATATCATTAACCTTTTCAATTAAATTGCCATATGAATCGTGTATTTCTTGATTAACTGTGTACTCTTTTTGCGTACCAGATGGTTCTAATATTCTAATAATCTTTTCTTGTGTATATAGCTGCTGAATTAGTGGAATAGCTCTCTTTGCTAATTCATTTAACATACTTTCTAGATCATCTTGTCTAGATTTCATTCTACGTTGACCGTATTCATCTATAGCAACCGTACCTCTATATGTTGAAGGTGCTCCATCATTTCCACCTTGCATAATTTCATAAATTCCAAAACCATACTCTAAATCATGCTTAGCTTCCGCTTCATTTTTATACAACTCATTAGGCAATGGAACTGGTCCTGCAATAATTGGTTGACCAAGTTCAGCATCAAACTCAATAACAGCCGTTCCTGCACGACCCCATTCCATCTCTAACTGCTTTTTATTAACAGATCCACGAGGTAGCAAAAGCTTTGTATTTGTAGAAGTGGATGCGTGAGCAATAATAAGAGAGCGAATCTTGTTGATGTACTCTTGAAGAGGTCTATATAAACGAACATCACTTTCAGGATAGGGGTTCCTATTGTGAATATTCGCCATTGGCACAATTGGATATTCCGATATAGGAAGTATTCTTCTATAGAGCATCTTACCACCCACGCAAACCATTAGTTCAATACGATCACATAATATCTTATTTGCTAAAATTTTATCTTCATCATATAATTTTTGTTTTATATTTAATTCCATTAATACAGTGGAATTAGGTATGGACCCCTCATGTTCTTCTCCAGGCATTATTTGAGGCTGTCCTGTTTCAGGGTTGACCATCATATGATAAACACCATCGGTTTCTTCGTATGTGACCATCATTCTTTTTACTTCATTGTAATCTGTAACGATAGTCTCATCATTAACACCGTTTAAAACAAAGTAAGGCTCCTCTAAATAATCATCAAATTCTTTAGCAGTAAGCATACATTCATACCGATTCGTTGTATCATAAACATGATACATTTCTGTTTTAAACTTGGTATAGCGTTCAATGTATTCTCGATATTTTTGGTCATCGTTTGCTCTGTCAAAGTCCTCCATCATTACTTGGTCTAAACCATTATTTAAATTACTAGATGGGTATCTATCTGACTCTTCTTCCTCTGAGGATAGAATAATATCTTCAAATTCAGGATATATTTTTAAAGCTTCAGAGTCTGGTATAAGTTTAGAAACCATTAAATGTTGAGCATCTCTGAAATATCTATCTCTTGAGTTGGGGTCAACATAAACATCCAAAGGATGAATAGATTTCATTAAAATTTCCCCTTTGCCCATATCAGCATGTGGATTTTGAGAAACATACATATATCCAAGACCACCAACATAATAATCATCAATACATTGTTTTAATTCCATATCAGAAGAAGATTTTTCCCAAACCCATTGAAAAAGGTCAGAAAATATTTTTGCTGTTTTTCTATCAGAATCGTCTCTTGCAGTTGCTCTAAACTGAGGACGTTTGGAAGTAAGCATCGCTTTAGCAGTCTCAATCATTGGATGCATGCGATTTATAACTATTGCAGCTTGACCCCTTTCTTCAAGTGCTGTTTTTTGCTCTTTGCTCCACTGTTTTCCATTACGGAAATCATTAGACTCTATAAATTTTTGCGACCACAACTCACGTTCTTGATCATATTTCTCAAGAATTTCTTCTGTATATAAGACATCGGGGTCTTTTGAGGTAGCACTGGGATCACCCTTTTCATAACCAAGATATGCAGATGTTCCCACCTGCATTTTACTCTTTAGTATGTTTTTTCCAGTTTGTGCCATAATAAAAAAGCCCCTAACCTTTACGGTTAACGGGCTTCGTTGCTACGGTGGTCCCTGGTCGCAATTATTTTAGAAGAGAATTATATCTCTTTGGTGACTTTAACGCTTAAACGTTTAGAAAAGTTCCCCTTATGATAATTTATTTTTACTTCTCCTGTAAATTCTTCACTTGAAAGTTTATTTAAAAACTTTAACAAGTTTTCATATTTAGAGTATCGACCAGTCAAAAATTCCCCTTTTTGGTTTACTATCATTCGTTGGCTCATACTCTTCATCTGGTGGAGTATAAGAACCCATAAATGCATAATATAATCCATCCAACAAATCATCATGTCTTCCTCTGGGGTACATTAATAGTTCATCTACTAAAGGCTCCATATCTTTTTTAATAAATACTTTATTTTGAAAAAACCAAGGTTGCAAACTCTCTAGCCTTGATGATTTACTAGTTCTTGGATTAATTTTTTTACCAAAACCAGGTATAAATCTTTTGGTTGTTATATAGTCTCTAAGCATTTCCTGATAAGCAACTGACTCAATATGAGCTTTAGCAGGAGCATACATAGTATCATATTGTAATATACTTGCAGCTAAATCCATTGGCTTAACTCTTTTTCTAAAGTAAGGTAAAACATAACGATTGTCGTCACTATCAACAGCAATTGGCATAATAACCGAATAATCTGCTGTCTTTTTTATACTAGAAGCTGGGTCAATTCCCATAAACACATGAACATGTTTCGTTACAGGAGTATCAAACTTATCTTTTCCTATTTGGGTAAAATCAATATATCCAGTTCTACCATCACCCTTTCTAAACTCTCCATCCCAATAGTGTATATTATCTGCTACAAAAAACTGGTCTTCATCTCCTACAACCTCACACTGATATTCTCTGTAAAAAACAGATAACCTACCGATACTATCTAATTCTCTTTTTTTTGTTTTTAAACTTTCAAGAGTAACCTGTTCTTCCCAAAGAGCTGTATCATTATCTAAGATAGCTTTATATCTTTTTGTTGTGTATCCTTCCATTACTGCTAATGTTTCAACCAAACAGCTTTGATGCTGTGGTGTCCCAATGACAAGAACTCTTCCTATGTGTGGGTCTAGCCCTGGTTCAACTCCTTGTAACAACCATCTAAGGTTCCATTCCATTGCTTCTGATGTTTTTGTATTGTTTTCATCTTCTGGATCATCAAGAACAAATAGCGTAGGTCTTTGATTGCCAAATTTTAAACCACGTACCTGCTGACCTGTACCTTTACAAATAATTGCACTATTGTCTTTTAATACGATTCTGTCTTTGGTCCAAACTTTAGCTGAGTGTTGTCCCCAATATCCGAATATTGCACGTAGGGGCATTGAATATTCTAACGCATCTTTGATTGTTTGGAGTTGGTCTATTGAATGTCCTTGTGTTTTTGAAGATAAGACCACAACTTTTTGACCTGGGTCACATAAAATGTGGTGCAGAGGAAACACGCCAGCTCCAATTGAAGACTTTGCGTGACCACGAGGAGCAATAATGTTTATTTTTTTTATCTCTTTATTATGAAATATAGACGTTATTTCTTTGTGAAACGCTGGAGACTCTTGACTAAACATGTTTGGAAGACAAATCTTTCCAAACTTTAGCATGTCTTTAGAGACTGCTGAGATTATTTTTTCTTTTTGTTTTTTATTAAGGTTTTCGCTCATTCTTCTTCAGAAATAGCTTTTACTTCTTGTGCTGGGTCTAGAGCATTTGCAATAGACTCCAAAGAAACTCCTTCTATCTGCAGATGATCAGGCAGCTCTTTTTTAGACCCTGCTTTCATTCCCAGTATATTGATAAGATTTTCTGCAGAACGTAGCATATTGCTAGGGTCGTTCTTTTCTTTTGCCACTCCATAGGATTCTTCTATCATATCAAGAACTGTTCCTTCATCAATATCCTTTTCTTTTAAATATTTTTTTATTTGTTCATCTATCATTTCTCTCATCCAATCTTTTTTAACTAACGCTTTTGCTTTGGCAATAGGTGTTTTATCACTTTCCCCAAGAACGTCAGCAAGCTTCCTGTAATTGACACCCCCCTGTAAAGACATGATTGCATATACCTTTGCAAAGTTTTTATAGACAGTTTTTCCCTTTTTTGTTTTCCAGGCGGGCTTGGCTGAGACCATCGAGTAGGAATTATTGCGTTTATGAGGCTCATACAATAGCTTACTGCTACCAGAAGTATTAATAAACATTTCTCCAAAAGGGAAAACAAGATTAATCCTGCCGTTATAAATACGCTTTTTAAGGCATTGAGCAACATATTCATCGTCAGTGATCCCGTATTGCCAGGGTTCACAGTCTTGCCAGTATTCGTACGCAATACCCTTTTCATCTGCTTCTTCTTTTGTGTAGATATTGTAAGCTTTCTCAAAGTATTGTGCTTTTGAACCTTTTATTAGTTTTTGTTTAAGGTGTTTCCGTACTATCCTGTCCATTATCCTTGCATTTACAATTTGCGTGAATATCCCTTAGCCAGTTTAGGTACTGATTTACAGTAACATCGTGAAATTTGCTGATTTCTGGATAGATTTTCATCATCCTGAAGGCAGATATCAATTCACCATCGTTTTGAGGATTTTCGGCTACTGTGTAAAGAACTACATACCCTGGTATCTGTAGACCTCTAGCTACATATAGCGTTTGTAAGAAACTTTTACGATTTTGACCTACATCTTGAGCCAATTCCATCACAACTAGTGGAGATTTACAATCTTTGCAAAACTCCAAGGAGTCAATATCTACATAAGCAAAGCGATCTGGCTGGTATCTGTGCCATTTACTGTAATGGCTGGGTCTGCTATCGTATTTTTCCCACCTAGCCATGTTGATTGATCTCTACATAGTTGTCTGGAATATCGTCTTCCATGTCTACTACTACATCTATAGCATCAATAAATGCATCATCTGTAGGTTTTTGAATAAAGTTCTTGACTTTGTCGCTTTTATTCTGCTTTTTATTAGTATAGACTATATTAGTATCTATACTGTTAGTCTTATTAGTATGCTTACTGTAGGCTAAACAGACTATAGTTAGAAAGATAAATACTATACTAACTATAAAGTAACTAATCATAACAGTATAGCTAAACAGTATATCTAAATAGCAGATAAAAAACTTCAAAAAACAAATTTAGTCCAAGAACAATACTTATTACGTACATTGCTCTTGATAATTTGTTTACAGATTCAGACATTCGCTGAACTGAGTTCCATTGTAGTAAGTCAATTAATGATCGTTCTTGTGATGTCTCTGATCTCATTGATCTCATCTCCTGTATAATCTACATTTCCAAAATTTCCACTACTATGTGTTCGGATATATATGCTTCTTGACTCTAGGCATTCCCACACTTCTATTCCATCTGGTATATCATCAAAATTCTCTGTTATTTCCATCATAGGATGTCCGTTTTCTGGAGACAGAGGTCCTTGCCTGTCTGAAAAGACCATGTCTTCTATTGCTTCATTTTCATAATCCATAACAAAAGATAATTCTATAGATAACTGTTTCTAGACAGTTGGGTGAATTTTTCTAAAAATCTCTTGTATACGAGTGTTTTGACTCTTGTAGGAATTGTATACAGCTAAAAACTGTAGATCCCATTGTGTATAATTTGTGGATAAGGAGAGTGAACGTGTCAAAAATTGCAAAAAATTTATTAGGAATGTGCACGGGTGAATTAAGTAGTAACTACCCCCAACAATTATGGCATACAGGTAAGTCATTCAGTTGAGATTTACCACGTTCACGCAGTTGGACGCCCAACAGGGATGCTATAACCAATAATCATAGGAGGTACACCATGTACACAGCAAACAATCAACCAGCTCCAGCTAACGGAGCATCAGTAGTAGGTCAACCAATGCCAACCATAAGGACGAAAGGCATGCTCTTTCGCAACGTTGAGACAGACCAGAAGGTCGTTATTGACGGAGGCAAGGAAGTCCCAGAGTGGAAGTTAGATGATGACGGCAGAATCGTTCAAGAGCCTGTCAATCTCAATCAGGAGACTGGTATATATGATGCTAAGCTACACGATAGCGTAGTCATCAAGAACTGGGCACACTTAGCCATGATTAACCCAGCAGAGGCAATGGCTAAGCTGGATAAGCTTAACAGCATGTTACCAGATGGTCTTCGTATAGCTCCACGTAAAGGTGCTCAGGCTAACTATGCATTAAGTCAGCAGTTAGGTAGACCAATCAATACCTACATATCCAGCACAGGTTCTTGGTTAGGCTGGATAGCCAAGTCAGAGGGTTCACCATCTAATCCTCATGCAGTGGACTTATAATAGTCACGTAATCATCAACGTAGGGAGTCATCCTCTTGGCTCCCTGCGGTCAATCTTTAACTAATCATAGGAGTATCATCATGGTCACAATTCACGAAATCGAATCAATGGAAGACAAACAGCAAGATATCATTCTTGAGCAACAACAAGAGCTTGAGATGCATATCTCACAATCAGTGGCTCAGCATGGTTACCATGATGATATCAGAGCCACCGTTAGCATCTGGAACAAGGATGCTAATGCATGGGAACAAATCGCAGTAATTACAGGAGGTCAATCATGAACTTAGTCATCAACACTTGGGAATATTACATGGGTAATCCAAACTACTTACCAGACACAACAATAACCCTAGACTTATTCAAATCATGTCTTTGTTGTGACATGTTGTGTCCTGCACCAGAACCACGTGATATGGTCTTACCAGATGGTACAGTAGTTCCAGAGTTTCTGAGGTTCACAGAAGAAGACAATATAGCTTATATCTGTGAACTAGCAACATCTCTAGACAATTCTAGTAAACCTGGCATAGAGATAATAATCAAGCCAGGTCATTCATCAGATGATATGTTGCTTAGCATGCTTGCATCTACTGCAGAAACTCTGAACAAACCTATTTACTTAACACTCAAAACTAAGCTGTTCGCAACAGACGAGGAGGAATAATCATGGACACATTCATGCTCTATGGAACTTTAACAATCTTAGCAATTGGTATCATTGGTTCTATCGGTATTCAAATCGCCATAATCAGACTTGAGTATCGTGAATGGCGTAAACGCAAAGCCAAGAAACTAGTCAAAGATTATTTCACACAACTAGAAACTCAAGGAGGAA